CAGCGTGTTCAAGAGTTGATGGGTATGATCCATGACTAATGAAGAACAAATTGAACTGAGATTAGAGTGCCTTAGAATTGCGATTGAGTTTGGCACACAACGTGATATCATGAACCCATCCCATTTGGCAGAAAGTTACTACCAATGGGTGACGCAGGGTAGCGGTGAAAGCCGTCCTGATGACAGCCGGAAAGACGGAGGCCCGACGCCGGCCAAAAAGGCCAGGAGTGTCCGTAAGGGTAGCACACCGCAACTTGTGTAAATGTAAACTGTAGTTAGGAGGTAGACCAATGTCTACTCAAGTCACTACGGCATTTGTACAACAGTATTCTGCTAACGTGCAGATGCTTTCACAGCAGATGGGTTCCCGTCTGCGTGATGCGGTACGCACTGAGAATATCGTTGGCAAAAATGCCTTTATCGACCAAATCGGTTCAGCAACTGCTGCCCTGCGCACCAGCCGCCACTCCGATACACCACAGATGGACACGCCGCATGACCGCCGTCGTCTGTCTCTTGCTGATTATGAGTATGCAGACCTGATTGATGATCAGGACAAGGTACGCATGCTTATTGATCCAACATCTTCTTACGCACGCGCCGCAGCAGCAGCTATGGGTCGGGCAATGGATGATGTGATCATCACAGCAGCAACAGGCGCAGCAAGCACCGGAGAGACCGGTTCTGGCAGTGCATCGCTTGACGCAACAGCAAACTCTGTCGGATCTGCATCGTCTAACGATGGCCTGACACTTGCCAAGCTGCGTGAAGCAAAGCGTAAGATGGACCTCAACGATGTTGACCCGTCTATCCCGCGCTACATTGCAGTAGGCCCAAAGCAGATTGAAGACCTTCTTGGCGACACAACTGTCACCAGCAGCGACTTCAACACTGTGAAGGCTCTCGTGCAGGGTGAACTGGATACCTTTATGGGCTTCCGCTTCATCATGTCCAACCGTCTGTCCGTGGACGCTAACGACATTCGTAAGTGTTTCGCTTGGGCAGAAGACGGTCTGACTCTTGGTATTGGCAAGGACATCAGCGCACGCATTGATGAACGCGCCGACAAGGGTTACGCAACTCAGGTCTACTACTGCATGAGCATCGGATCGGTGCGCATGGAAGAAGACAAAGTTGTTCAGATCTTCTGTGACGAAACCCCAGACTAAGAGGAGAGATGAATCATGACTACTAAAAACTCGACTCTTGTAGCTAACTTTGAAGCTTCACCACAGGTCTTCAGTGACTCTCACGAGTTGCATGGCGTTCTGCGTGTTGCACAGGGTTCAATCGCACTGGCAGCGGGTGACAGCACCGACAATGACATTGTTATGCTGGCACCTATTCCGTCCAACGCATCCATCACCGCGCTGCAAGTTGCAGCAGATGGTCTTGGCGGTAGCTGCACATTCAACGTAGGTCTGTATCAGGCTGACGGAACGGTTGTAGATGAAGATCTATATGCCACTTCTGTTGCTGATGGCACGACAGCCGTTGCTGACGTTCGTACTGAAGCTGCCGATATTAACACTATCGGTCAGCAGCTTTGGCAGGATGCCGGTGCAAGTGCAGACGCTGGCGGTTACTACTATGTGGCAGCCACGTTCAATGCAACTGGTGGAACGGCTGGCGATATGTCGTTCATCATTCACTACGTTGTGAACTAACATTGAGGGGGCGGTACGCCGCCCCTTCTTTTCATTAAGAGGTGTGTGATGCCATCAGTCGTTGATATTTGTAACGAAGCTATGGATTTGCTTGGTGCAGCAACCATTACATCGCTCACTGAAAACTCCAAAGAAGCGCGGTTGTGTAACAGACGATACGAGACTGTAAGGGATCATGTCCTGCGTGCGCATCCTTGGAACTGTGCAATTACACGCAAAACGCTGGCAAAAGATACTGACGCGCCGGCCTTTGGTTTTAACAGCCAGTTTACGCTTCCCACAGATCCATATTGTCTGCGGGTTTTGTCATTTTGGAATAGTAATGTTGATAATGAGTTGGCTGCGTACGACAGCAACGTGATGTTCAAGGTTGAGGGCCGGAAGGTTCTGACTAACGAAAGCACATGCAAGATTACATACATTGCACGCCTAACTGACTCTGAGCAGTTCGATACGCTGCTTTCAAGCGCCATAGCGCACCGCCTTGCCGGAGAGACTGCATATGCCATTACTGGCAGCAACAACCTCTCACAAGGCATCCTAGCGCTATATGAGTCACGTTTGAAGGAAGCGCGTACTATGGATGCTATGGAAGGCTACCCAGACCAAATACAGGCAGATGATTTCTTAAACGTCAGGTACTAATATGGCGCGTGTTTCCACTATTATAACGAACTTCCGCGCCGGAGAGTTTTCGCCCCGCCTTGAAGGTCGCATAGATCTACAGAAGTACAATGAGGCGGCAAAAGAACTAACCAACATGGTGAGTTTCCCGCAGGGTGGCATTACACGCCGCCCTGGTTCGTATTATGCCGGAACATCAAAGGATGGCGGCAAAGTACGTTTGATGAACTTTGAGTTTAGTGATGAGCAAGCGTATGTGCTTGAGTTTGGCGCTAACTACATTCGTGTGTTCAAAGATGGCGGCATAGTTACAGAAGCCACCAAGACGATTACAGCCGTAACAAAGGCAAACCCTGCTGTTGTTACAGCATCATCGCATGGCTTTAGCAACGGAGATCGAGTTTATATCACAGGCGTCGTCGGCATGACGCAGCTAAACAACCGTGAGTTTACGGTAGCAAACCAAACAACAAACACCTTTGAGTTGTCTGGTATCAACAGCACAGGCTTTGACACTTATAGCAGCGCTGGTGCTGCGGGTAAGATTGTAGAAATTACTACTACATATAGTGTTACAGAGATTTTTGAGATCAATCACGCGCAGTCAGCAGACGTTTTGTTCCTTGCTCACAAAAGCCATGAGCCAGCAAAACTAACACGCACAAGCCATACGTCTTGGACGCTTACTGATATAGACTTTATTGATGGCCCATATTTAGATGAGAACAAGACCGCGACAACTCTCTATGCAAGCGCTGATACAGGCAGCGTAACAATCACAGCTTCTGCTGACTTGTTTACAAGCGCCGATATTGGACGGTTAGTCAGGTTTCGTGAAGTCCTAGAAATTGAGTATGATGAGTGGCAAGCCAGCACAAGCTACGCTAACAATGTGTTTGTGCGTTTTAATGGGCATGTCTACAAGCATGTAACTGGCTCTACTCAAACATCTGGCAACACCCCGCCTGTTCATACATCAGGGCAAGAAACCTATGGTTCGCTTGTTTGGGAATACAGGCACGACGACACTGGACACGCAGAGATAACAGCATTCACAGATGCTAGGAACGTCACGGCCACAGTTAAAGAAGACGATGGCGGTATATCCGTTTTGCCGCACAACACTGTAGGATCTAGCAACGCTACAACCAAGTGGTCTTTGGGTGCATTTGGCGGCGATCAAGGTTTCCCGCGTGCCATAGCGTTTTATGAAGAACGTCTATACTTTGCCGGCACAAGTGCGCGGCCACAAAGTATCTTTGGCTCTGTTAGTGCAGATTTTGAAAACCACACACCTGGCACAAACGATGATGATGCAATCAATATTACGATTGCGTCAGACAAAGTTAATGTTATCAATCATTTACTGCCAGCTAGATTTCTACAAATCTTGACCACAAGTTCAGAGTTTACCTTGTCAGGCGGCACAGGTTCAGAGCCTGTAACGCCAACCAACGTAAATGTGTTGCGGGAAACTACTTTCGGCTCATCTAGTATCCGTCCTGTGCGTGCTGGAAACAGCACTATCCTGATCCAGAAGGGCGGGGAGCGTGTCAAAGAAATCACTTTTGACCTTGATACTGACGGTCTGTTGGGCGTGGATTTAACCATTTTGGCAGAGCATGTGGCCAGTGGTGGCCTCACAGATATGGTTTGGCAGCAGGAGCCGGAACTCATTCTGTGGTTTGTGCATGCGAATGGCACCTTGATAGGGCTTACATATGACCGTGCTAATGGCGCAGTGGGCTGGCATCAGCACCCACTGGGTGATAGCGGGGTAGTAGAAAGCATTACCGCCATTCCTAGTGGCACAGAAGATCAGGTATATGTATCTGTAAAGCGCACTATCAATAGCGCGACTGTGCGTCATATCTGCTATTTGAAGCCTATCGACTTTGGCTCTGATATTGAGGATGCGTTCTTTGTTGATAGCGGCTTAACATACGCAGGATCTGATACCACATCTATAACCAGCCTTAATCACCTTGAAGGTGAGACTGTACAGATCCTTGCTGATGGGTCTGCGCACGCTGACAAAACAGTAACGAATGGCAAAGTCACGCTAGATCGCAGCGCTGGTAAAGTGCATATCGGGTACAGCTACAACTCTCTAGTGGAAACCTTGCGACTAGAAGGTGGCGCGGATGATGGTATTTCGCAGGGCAAAATCAAGCGCATCCACGGTGTTACTGCACGTTTCCTCAACAGCGTCGGCGCAGAGGTTGGCCCTGACACCGGCAATCTTGACCGAATACCGTTTCGTGATAGCAGCATGTCTATGGACACGGCGGTGCCTATGTTCACAGGCGACAAAGAGATTTCATTCCCATCAGGCTATGATAATGATGCACGGGTAGTTGTGCAGCAGTCACAGCCACTGCCAATGACAATACTGGCGATTATGAGAAGGTCTAATACGTTTGATGCTTAAGTTTCGTCCATTCTCAAGAGATCACATTAGACATATCAAGCTGATGTTTGAGTTGTCAGATGATGGGCGGCAAGCGCTTGTTGAGCATAAAGATATTAACGGTTACACATTGTTTGAGGAAGATGTTGTGCTTGGCATAGGCGGTGTACACAACATATGGGAAAACGTAGGAGAGGCGTGGTTGATTCTTGGGCGTGAGGCGTTTGACAAGCCTAAGACAGTTGCGCGTCATACGGTGCATATGTTCGATCACATGCAAGAAGAGCATAAGTATCAGCGTATCCAGGCCAGTATCTCAGTTAAGGATACAAAGGCTAAACGGTTCGCAGAATGGCTTGGTTTTGAAAATGAGGGTATAATGAGGAAATACGGGCCTGATGGCTCAGATTACTATCGTTATGCAAGGGTGATGTAATGGATCCGATGACAATCGCAGCAGGGGCTTCAGCAGCCAGCGCATTTCTTGGGTTCAAGGGGAATCAGGCATCAGCGCGTGCGGCACAGGAAACAGCAGAGTACAACGCGAAGGTTAAGGAAAACGAACTTGTATTGTTGCAGCGTGCGCGAGTTGAGCAAGAAAGCAACTTACGTCGGTCTAATGATCGCTTGACTGCGCAGCAGACTGTGGCAACGGCTAAGTCTGGCATTGAAATGTCGGGCAGTCCGTATCTTGCGTTGGCTGATAGTTATTTTGCAATGGAGCGTGATGCGCTGAAGATCCAGTATGCCGGTGATATAGATCAAGCAAACGCTATGGCAACAGCAGCTATGTTGCGTGCCTCTGGGAATGCGCGTGCTTCTGGATTTAGAACGGCCTCATATGTCAGCCTTCTTAATGGCGCTAGTTCTTATGCTGGCATGCGTCAGCAGCAGGACTTCTTTGCGTTGCAAGATCAATACAGACAGAAAACATTAACGAGTTAGCGATGCCAAAAATACCATTGTACGCAGAAGGCCGTGGAAGCGCTGTAGATCTCGCTACAGGGCGTCTTGGCCCCCAAGCCCCTACAGGTGCCTTTGAAGCGCCTGGACAGGCCACAGTGCGTGCTGCGGAGGCTCTTGGCAGGGTTGGCACAGAATACGCTAAGAACGCTATGCAGTTTGAAAATGCGCGGCAAAAGTTGGAATTTGATTTCCAAATGCAGCGTAAGAACGAGCAAACCAAGACACTTAGCAATCAGTACACCACACGCGCTTATGAGCAATCAGACACATACACGCTAAACAGTCAGGAGCCTGATCAAGATAAAGCTGTATCTGGTCTAATATCTAGCGTGCAAGCGCCGATCCTGACAGAAATTGACACATTAGACATTACTGACTCGCAGAAAACCGCTATCAAAGACAGCGTTCTCAAGCAAATGAACTTCAAGGTAGCTGACGCAAAGAAGTCGGCTTTTCGTATATCAACTATACAAGGTGCAGAGGCTAAGTCTGGCAAGCTGTCTACTATTCAATCTCAGATTTCGTCTGCGTCTACATATGAAGAATACGCTGCCTTGGCGGCTGAAGCGATGGCAATTTTCGATGATGCCGCCCTATCTGGACAAAACCTTGGCGTAAGTAAGAATGCTTTTAAGCAAGAAAGTTTGCGGCTGTTCTACGGAAATGGGATCGCAAATGCAGATAGCTTTGCCTCTCTTGAAAGGCAGCGCACAAACGTATCCGGCGATAACACTTTGAGTTCAGCAACCAAAAAAACCTTGATTGCAAGTATTGATAGCAGAGACACACAATTAGAATCAGAAAAACAAGATGAAATTATTGGCACACTCCTGACTGCAAACTTGTCCAAAGAGGAAACTGAAAGTGCTTTAGCGCAGTTGACCAGTGAAGGCAGTCAGATGATCTACATCAAGCGCGACGATCCAGAGGATGACGTGCTGATTGAGTATGATGGTGCTGGCAATAAGTTTCTTGCAAGAGTCGCCAGTAGGTTTGAACAAGATGTCAAATCACTGGCCGCACAAAACAACAACGATCTTGTAAACCAAATCTTTCCAACCATCGCTGGCATGGATCGTGATGAACTGAACCAGCTTATTGATGAGGCTGATACACTCACGGGACGCTTTGATGGTGCTGACAGGAGCATAGCGGCCCTACTTACAGGCGATGCTAATCGTCGTCTGGATACTATGGACGCTGAGTTGTCAGCGGAAATAAAAGCAGATATGTCTGCTATAGAAATCAGGACTATTAGTCTAGGGGGCATTTTCGACGAAACCACGCAGACAATGATTGCAAGCGTTGATGGTCGTATTAGTCAACTTACTGACAATGAAGTGCAGCGCACTTTGTTTAATGAGACAATGGATGGTATGCGCCAAGCTGGCGTTCTTTATTCTTCAATTAAGTATGGCGGCCCTTCAGACTTGACAGCGGTTAGAAGGTCTATTCGAGACGAAATAAATGATCCTACTAATACGCCGGAAGATATCCGAATTGCAGAAGCAAGGCGCAAGCATTTTGAGGCGCTGGTTGACGCAAGGCAAACAGCGATTGCAAATGATCCTGTTAAGTTTATTCAAGATGATCGCGCAGATCAAAACTTAGAAGCAGCCACCACGTCACAGCTAATTGATTTTCAACGCAAAATGGGTATTCCTGATGTGGACATTCGTGTCGCATCTGACGCTCAAATTGATGCTTTCCAAGGACAGTTCAAAGATCCTAGCCTGTCTTACAGTGACAAGTCTAAACTTGGCATATCGTTCATTACGTCGTTTGGCGTAGAAAACGAAGGCCGCGTAATGCGCAATTTAATGAATCAGGGTGTGCTGACGTTGGCTGACACATGGATCATAGCCAACCCTAACAACGCTGGTGGGTTTGACATCGAAGCCGCTAATAAACCAGGTGTAGTAAAAGAGCTGAAATCAGCCATAGGCACATCTTCTTACAACGAAATCATGCAAGAGGTCATGGTTCAGAACGCAGAGTATTCTGGCAGCATAGTTGGCGGTGCGGCTGATAGCATAGTGTCACGCGGCGCTACTGGCTCACGAATGCTGCATGTGACCGCCATGAATACGATGATCCAAAACACAGCGGCATATTACATGAACGCCGGAGAAACAGATCTAACCAAGGCTGTAGAACGTGCGGTGGACACAGTAGTAAACAGCCAATTTGCCTTTGATGAAGTGAATGGCAAGCCGTTCCGCATGCTAAAGGGGCTAGAAGGCTCTTCATCTCAGATTGGCGACATACTGCAATTTTATGTTAATGACGATGAAACAAGAGGTGTGATTGCGGGTTTTGCTGACATACCTCCGGCGAATGACTTAACGCCAGATCAGGCGCGTGAAAAGTATCAGGGTGATTTAGCACAAGCGTATTGGGTTACATCATCAGATCACAAAACTGTCTACTTGGTTGATCAAACAGGCAATATGGTCAAGCGTAGGGTTGACCCTGGGCCTACTGCAATTTCACCACAGGATGCTTTTGTTACTATCAAAATGTCAGATCTTTTGCCCGTCATTAAGGA